GTGCCAACAATGGCGGCGGCCATAGCGTTAGCTGATCGTTGCGATCAGCGAGTCAAGGGTTGTGCGGAAGCCCGTCAGCGTCGCAGTGTCGAAAGTACGATACACGGGAGTTCCGTCATTCGCCATCGTGAACGCGAGCTTGAATCCGCCGCCGTCCTGCGGGAAGTTGGCAACGATCCACGCCACTGTCGCGTCGATCTGAACCACCATCGCGCTGTATTCGGTGACGATGTTCAGCGCGACGTTGTTTTCCTGAGCTTGAGCGTATGCCGCAAGCCCCGGAGTCGCGGAGAGAGTCGCCATCTCGGCCTTGGACCGGGCAAGCATCGCGGCATAGTTCAAGATGCGGTCCGCGCCAACGACGCCAGCGAGGGACAGCGCGCGCAGGCTCACGGATTGGCTGCGCACGTCATTTGCACGACCTTTTAGAAGCCGGTACGCGTCGGCGAGGTTCTGGTTTGAAGCGGGGAATGCCATCTGTGTTTCCTCAGTTGTCGCTTTGAACGGTGATTCCGGCTACTGCGGAAGCCCTTATCACCAACTGACGATGATGACGATCCCGGCCCCGCCGTCGCCGCCCTTGCCGCCAGTCGTGCCAGCGCCGCCACCACCACCGCCGCAACCATAGGCGCCATTCCCGCCAGCGCCACCGGCCGCAGTGTTCGAGGATGATCCGCCGCCACCGCCGAAGCCGAAGAACGGCTTCCAGTACTGCGTGCCGCCGCTGCCGGGATTCGAGCCAGCCGCAGGGGTTGCCGGGCGCCGTTCTGACAGCCACGAACTTGTGATGGCCGTGAACAGGCCGCCAGCGAAGTCCGCCGAAGTCGTGCCCGCGCCGCCTGATCCGGCCATGCAGCGCAGGCCGGTCGCCGGGATTGCCTGCGCTGTTCCGACAGCGCCAGCCACAGCCCCACCGGCAACACCGATCTGCCCAGCCAGCAGGGTGTACTGCCCGGCCGCAGCCAGTGGCATGTTGGCGATCGTTGCGATGGTGCCGGCAGTACCCGCAGCGCCAACAGCCGCGCCGGTTCCGGTTCCGCCCCCGAGGCCGCCAGCGTTGCCAGACAATGCGACCACGTTGGTGGCGGTCGTGTTCGGAGCGATGGCTACATAGGACTGGATGCCCGAGCCCGCGGTGCCGCCGCCCGAGCCTACGCCGATGCCGCCTGCGCCCGACTGGATGAACAGCGTGTCAGGGAGGAGAAACAGAGGGATGGTGACAGTCGTCTGGCCAGAACTGCCGCCAGACCCACCACCACCACCGGCCGCAGCCGCAGCGCGCGTGAACCCACCGCCGCCACCGCCGCCACCACCGATGCACAGGATGCTGCACATGGTCTTGCCGGGAGGCTTTCTCCACGTCCGCCACTGGGTATTCGTGACGGTCGAAGACCCGACGAACACCTGCACGTCGGTGTTGCCGTTGGGCTGCGGGAAGCCATCGAAGTACATCAGTAGTCCCCGGCCACCGCCGTGCAGATCCAGCTTGCCGCCACCGTGGTGCCGAGGCCCACGTACAGGCGGAAGCCCGGGGGGATCATCATCTCGAGCGGGTACTCCGGCTCAGCCGTCGCCGCGGTGTTGATGGCGGTCGTGCCCGGCAGGCTGATCTGCCCGATCAGCTGGTTGTTCGTCGCCGTGGTGTTCGCGCTGCCGTTGTTCAGGTAGATGCGCGCAACGCTGGCGGTGTTGGTGCCGGTCGCAACGAACTTCAGGCGCTTCACGTATGAGCCATCGGCCCCCGCGGTGTGCACCAGCTGATGGTTCGCGCTGACGCCCGTGTAGTCGCCGGTCGCCGTGACCAGGCCGGCCGACATTGCCGTGGATCCGTCGCGCGAGAGGTTGCCCTTCTTGGTGTAGACGGGCTGAGTGTTCGCTGCCATGGTGTGGCCTCAGGGTGAGAATGCGCCGTAGGCAAGGGCGAGCCCTTGCCCGCTGGTGAAAATAGAACTGGCAGACAGCACAATGGCGACGTACTTGGTGCCCGCGGCGAAGTTGACCAGCGCACCCGCGTTGCTCGACTCGTAGACCTGCAGGCGGGCCACTGTGTTGGCGCCCGTGTATTCGCAGTTGGAAATCTCGAAGTCGCCGTCAGCGTTTCCGCTGGCGTCAACTTCCCAGATTCTGGCGACGAACGTGTCACCGACGTTGAGCTTCGCGCCGAGTGCCTGCGATCCTGCGATAGCCCCAGCAACCGTCAGCGAGCCCGTACCTGTCGAGGTAGTGGACTCGATGACGTTGTCGAAGATTCTCCAGAGGGCCACACGCTACCTTACGCCGGTGCCGTGTAGGTGAGCGACGAGCACGAGACGGTGTCGCCCGCGCCGATCGTCAGGCCGCCGGTCATGTTGATGTCCGACGCCGAGGCGGCGACAGCGCAGTGCACCAGCGGCGTGGCGCCAGCGTCCAGCGTTGCATTTGCCACCGGCGAAGCGTTGCCGGTCGCGTTGGTGTCGCTGGTGATCGCGTTGGCCGTGATCGTGCCGCTGGACGCTGCGCCGAACGCCGTGGCGGACATGGGCAGCGTGGCCACCACCGTGCCAGGCGAGCCAATGGTGCCGGCCAGACGGAAGCGCAGATTGGCCGTCGCGCCGAGCGCGGTATCCACCGCGTCGGCAAGCGTGTTGCGCAGTGAGGTTGCGTGGGTAACAGCCATGTTCAGGCCTCCTTGGGTTGCTGGTCTTCGGGGAGCGGAAAGAAATCGAGATTGTAGGTGTCGACCTTGCCCGTGTCCTTGCGCGTGACGTGGATCACCGCGTGCGCGACGGCTTGTTGAGCCTTCAGCGCAGCAGGGATGCGTTCCGCTTGACCGGACACCGTGGCGTCGTTTGCCTTGATCTCGTTCACTTTCCGCTCCTTGACGCTTAGACCGCCGGGGCGTCGGGCACCAGGTCGTCGACCAGTTGCACCTGCGCGCGCAGGGCGTCCACGGCCGCCTGCAGTTCCGGGGTCACGTTGGTGCCCATGCTGGCGATGACGGCTTCCAGATCCAGCACCTTCTGCAGCGTCGCGGCACTTTCGGCGCCGATCTTCTGCAACTGGGTGGTGGCTGCGTTCAACAGTTCGGTGACTTCGGCTTGGGTCGACATGATGAGTTCCTTGATTTCGTTGAGGGGGGTGACGATGTCCGCGCCCACCGGAAAGTGGTGGTACACGTTGACGGTGATGCTCATGAGGTCGCCTTCTTGCAGAGGGTGACTTCGGTCAGCGGACCTCCGTCAAGGGGCAAGTATATGGCTCCGTTCACGACAATCTGTGACGCCGTGTTGTTGCACTTCGCGTTCAGCGTCGCCTTGCGCGTCGTCAAACCGGTGAGTCGGCCGCCCGCCGCGGTGAAGATCGTGCCGCCACTGGCACGCCAGATCTCGACGGCGACCGGCGTCGGCGGCGTGCACGGTCTGGTGATCGGCTGGCCGGGGAACGGCGCCAGGCGCACACCCTCGGTACAGGCCGCGAACAGCAGCGACTCCCAGTTGAACCGGTCGATGCTGCCGACGGGCGGGATGAGTTCGCGCGACTTGATCGCCGCGTTCAGTGCGGCCAGCGGGTCCGGCGCGGCGATGATGGCCTGCGCCATGTCGATCAGCGCGTCGGCGTTGACCGTGCGGTACTTGTCGAGCACCGCGTGCGTGTAGAGACTCCAGACCTCGGTGCCAGTGGTCGGGCTGAACGTGCCGGTGGGGCACCAGATCGCCGACCAGGTGCCGCCCAGGCGCGCGTCGGCGCCTTCCATCAGGCCTTTGCCGCTCAGGTTGATCGGCACCCACGGGCTCTGCGGGAAGCACGCCGCCCCGCCCGCGTGTGCGCTACCGCACAGAAGCATAAGACTCAAGGCGAAGGCGCGGATCATGCGAGCTCCCCGCCAACCAGGTTGCCTTCTTCGTCGTATTCGTAGCGGATCTTCTTGCCGGGCTTCTTCTCTTCGCCCTTGGCCTGCATGGCCGCCTGCACGGCCTGCTTGACCACGTCGGCGATCAGGTCGCGCTGCTTGCTGGCCGCGTCGCGCTGGGCGTTGGCCGCGTCGCGCTGGATGTCGATGCCGCCTTGGACCTTGATCGCTTCGATCTTCAACTGGTCCTTGCGCTCCTCGGCCTGCTGCATCATTGCCATCTGCTCTTGCTGCGCCTTGGCCTGCGACTCCATCTGCTGCGCCAACTCCTCGTCGGTGGGCACCACCTCGTCGACCGGCAGTTCCATCGCGGCGGCCGTCTCGCGCAGCAGCGCGGCGCGGTAGCGCGAGGTGATGATCTGGCTGTCGATCGGATTGGCCGTCAACGTCAGGAACTGGATGCGGCGTTGCTGGGCGGACTCGCGGATCAGGATCGCTGCGGCGCCGCGCGGCACCACGATGTTGTCGCCCTTGATGCTCTCGTCGGGGTTGTAGAGCATCTCGTTGTTGAACGTGTCCTCGATCGTCGGCGAGATCACGTTCATGTCGATGTTGCCGATGGCGCGCCGCAGGCCCTTGGCCGCGTTGTTCATCAGCATGCTCAGGCCCGTGGCCGTGTCGGCGCTGCCGCCGGCGCGCTCGTTGCCGTAGGTGTAGCGCGGGATGCCGGTGGCGTCGTCCGCGCGGATCTCCCACTTCTCGTAGGTCTGCATCAGCGACTGCGCGCGGTCATCCGGCTGGAAGAAGCCGATGCCGGGGTTGACGCCTTGCGTCGGGTCCGACTTCAGCTGCCACATCTTCCACGGGAACATCTCCATGGTCTGCTCGCCGTCGGCGAACCGGTCGGCGTGCACCCAGACCTGCGGACCTGAGGCCATGGCCATGTTGTCGGCCAGCGCGCACGCGATGGCGTTGCACATCTGCTGCGGCGTGGCTGCCAGGTCGGGGATGCTGCGGCCCCAGAAGGCGCCCGGCACCTCGTCGTAGCAGGCCTTGCGGTAGGGGCGCTCGCCCAGCGGGTGCGGGTTCAGCGTGGCGTAGAGCACGTAGCGGCCGCACAGCAGCACGTTGCACTCGTAGTCGCGGGTCTCGTCCTCGATGCCCTTGACGCCCCACATCATCAGCTTCCACCCGGGCACGCTGCCCCAGTAGTTCAGCGCGTCGATGACGCCCGGGGGCGACAGCCACATGTACAACGTCTCCTGCTCGAGCCGCTGTCGCTCGGCCTCGGTCCAGAGCCAGCCCTCGAGGTGGCCGTTGCTGTAGTCCTTGAGCGCCGCGTCGATCTGATCGTCCTGGTAGCCCGGCAGGCCCTTCAGGTCGTACAACTCCTCGCGGCGGAAGCGCATGCGCTCGATGAAGTCGCCCTGCTGCGGTGACTTGCTCGACGGCGCCGGGTAGGCGTCAAACGGACTGACGCGCTCCCATGTCGGCGCGGCCTCGTTCTTCACGATCGGCTTGAAGCCCGCACCCCACTGCAGCGTCTTGTGCCGCGTGTAGATCGGGCCCTTGAGGATGGCTGCCGGGTAGGTGACGAAGTCCTCGACGAAGGCGTCCATGGCCTGCTCGTACTCGCCCTGGGCGAGCCGATCGGCGATCTGCCGCTCCATGCGGGTCGCACGCTTGCGCGCCATCTTGGAGAGCGTGGCCTCGGCCTCGTCGCGCAGCTTCTCGCCGATCTCGGCCACCAGCGCGCGGAACTCGTCGGGCGGCATGATCTCGCCGGTGGCCTGGCCCATCTCGACCATGGCCTGCTTGGCCTGCGCCACCGCCTTGTTGACCACGGCCACCTTGATCGGCCTGGGCAGGTCGGGGATCGGCGTCGGCTCGACACCCCACGGCTGCTCACCGGCGGGCAGCACGATCTCGCGGATCCACGCCGAGGCCGCGCGGCACTTCACCTCGGTGAGCGGCGCCCAGACGATGTTCATGCCGCCGTTGGCCGCCTGCATCGCGCTGATCTGCGCGGCGCTGTAGACCCCGCGGCGGGCGCGCAGGTCGGACAGCAGCTTGATGTCGATGCGGACCTTGGACAACTTGTTGCGGGCCCAGGCCAGCCGGACGTGGCCGGCAAGCATCGACTCGGTGTGGGGGTCGCCGGTGATGTCCTGCCCGGGGTCGGGCACGGTGGCATCGCGCTCCATCACCTCTTGCAGCCCCAGTTGCCGGACCATCGGGTTGACTCCGGCAGGCGCAGGCGCCTTGGCCGAGGACAGCGGGCGCGGCTGGACTGGGGCGATCATGGGCACGGATTATGCACGGATCTACCGGGTCCAGACAACCGTGCGGCGCTGGACCGGCCGGGCCTTCGCCATTACCACTTTCCGGTCGATCAGTTCTGGCACAAATGTCAGAGCTAGCGAGTCGGCCTTGTCGGGGGACTTGCCGCCGTTCTTCTTGCAGTCCTTCTTGCTCTGCAGTTGGATGCGGAATTTCGCGTCGTAGCCGTAGTCGAGGCTGGTCAACTCCTCGCTCAGCGGGTCGTCGTCGGGGATCTGGCCGTGCTCGAGGAAGTCGCGCATCTTGCCCCAGCACTCCGATCGCTGGTTGAAATACTGCTTGTCGTCCTTCGCCGGCTGGCCCCACTGCACGGCGATCAGCGGCGGCAGGCCGGGCATGCGCCGCAGCGCCGAGTCGAGGTCGGCGCCGTTGCCGATCGCGTCGTAGGCGATGCAGGCGATCTGGCCCTCCTTGCGGCAGATCTCAAAGACCCGGCTGGCGAGGTCCGGCCCGTCGAAGCCGGTCAGGGCCACCTGGAAGTGCACCTTGAGGCCCTGGCGCAGCGTGATGACGCTGAAGTCGTCGCCGAAGCGCGCCGGGTCGACGGCGAGGAACTTCGGGTAGGCCTGGTAGACCTCCACGCCCAGCTTGCGCCGGCGGGCCTGCATGGTGAGCTCGGGGCTGATGAAGTTCGCGTAGCCGGCTCGTGGGAACTGGCCCTTGACGCGCACCCGCACGAAGTCGCTGTCCTCGCCGTACTCCTCGACCCACGCGGCGATCTGCGCCTTGTTGGTGAAGCTGACGGTGCGGCTGTCGACGCGGGTGTAGGTGTTGCGCTTGCCCTGCGTGCAGTTCTTGAAGAACCGGCCGCTGGTCTTCGTCGGGTTCCCGTAGCGCAGCCACAGGATCTGCGTGCGCGCGTCGGTCAGCGCGCCTTCGGTCACCTCCCAGATGGCGTCGTCGATCGCCGAGGCCTCGTCGAAGATCACCAGGATGCGCTTGCCCTGGTTGTGCAGGCCGGCGAAGGCCTCGGTGTTCTCCTTCGACCAGGGGATCTGGTCGATGCGCCACGACTTCTCGCGGTCCTTGTCGCCAGCGATGAAGATGGCGGTGGCCGTCAGCGTGAACAGCTGGCGGCCGATGAATAGCTGGTACCACTTGCTGAGTTCGGCCCAGGTCTTCGTGCGCAGCTGGTTGTCCGTGTTCGCCGTGACGACGCCGCGGGTGTCCGCGGCCGTGCTGATCGCCCACAGGATCCACCAGGACACCTGCGCCGACTTCCCGATGCCGTGGCCGGAGGACACGTCCTCCTCGATCACATCCCCCTCGGCGCCGCCGGCGGTGATGCGCTCGCCGACCCGCTGCATCTGCTCGAGCTGCCACTCCTCGGGACCGGTCATGTCCTCGAGCATGGTGCCCTTCTCGCCCCACGGGAAGGCCCAGCGCACGAACCCCGCAGGGTCGTCGTGGAAGCTGGCCAGCTTGTCCAGCAACTCGCCGATCTTCGACCCAGCGTAGGGGTCCGACTTCTCGCGCAGGGTGTCTACTGGCACGGGGATCTTGAGGTGTTCAGGGTAGTCGAAGGTCTCACGGACGTAGCCGTGGAACTTGTTCTGCGCCGGGTTGTTGAGCCGCCAGTCCTTTGCCGCGAAGTTGTTCGGGCTGTGCACGCGCTGGAACGACCGCGTGCCTTTCGTGTTCTGGTTGGCGTGCTTCGACCCGTCGGTGGGCTGCGGCGGCATCCACCCGGGTGGACGCGGCCCGAACCACCCGCTGCCCTTGCCGCCCACCGCTCAACGGATCGTGCTTCTGATCGTCGGCAGCATCGCCACGTCGTCCACGTCGCCCATGGCGACCGCCTCGGCCTGGCCCTCGTAGGTGGCGGTCGGGTAGCCCTCGGCGGCCGGCACGGCGCGGCGCTGCGCGGGCGGCATGTGCTCGACCACCTCCACGGCGCGGGCCAGGCCGGTGCGGTAGGACGCGCCTTGCGAGTAGCCCACGCCGGTCGCAATGGCGCGGAACTTCGTGGGGTCGGTGGCGCGGGGCTTGTGGGTGCTGTTGCCGGGGTTCTTCATGGTGGTCAGTCCCAGAGGTTGTGATCCGGCTCAGCCGCCGGCGGCGCGGAGACAATGATACGCGCCTCTTCGGCCGCCGTGGGGCGCTCCGGCACGCGCTCGACGTAGCGGGCGTCGTCGACGTCCTCGAGCGGGAAGTCCTCGCCCATGCGGCGCTTGGCGCGGTTCAGGCGATCCGCCAGCGCGGTGGCCAGCTGATTCACCCCGTCGTCCTCGGCGCCGACGATTTTGAAGTGCCGGGCCAGCAGCGCCAGCGCGGCCATCTTGTCGGCGCGCTTGATCTTCTTCGTCACGACGTCTTCGGCCACCAGGTTGCCGTCGTCGTCCTTGCGCATCTTCTGTTGCACCTCGACGTCGATGCCGGTGATCGTCGCGGCCACGTCGTCGGGCAACTCGTGCACCGGGATCAGCCGGCCCTCCTCGTCGAACAGCCCCGCGGCGCTGGCGAAGGCCACGCGCGCCAGTTCCTCCTTGACGCGCTCGGCGGTGATGCCCAGGTCCTGAAACTCCGCGGCCTGGATCTCCTGGATGCGCTTGGCGATGCGTGGGTCTTTGAGCAAGCGGGCCGCGTGAGAGCGGTTCATCTTCAGGTCCTTGGCGGCCTTGAGGGCTGAACCATGCATCACGTAGTGCTGGCAAAGGTGCTCCCACTTGGTCGGAAGCGGTGGACTGATGTTTGCGATTTTTTGCATGCGGATCGAATTTCAGGTTTTGGATTCTGCAAATTTTTGCAAAAGCCTCAAATGTTCTAGATGCGAACGTGCAAAATTTTTCGTAGGTCTCGGATAGCGGGAAACGGGTTCCGGGGAACTGGGGGTGGGGACCCTCAGAGGGGGTAACCCCCATGTGGCTTTCAGGGCCCTTCCCCCTCCCCCACCCCCTCTTTTCCTGGAGACTTGTTCCCTGACACCCGTTCCCTGGCAGCCGCGATCATCGAACCCAGCGCGCTGCACGCGTCGCGTTATCCACAGGCCACGGGGCACAGGGAACGGGGTCAACATGCGACAGCGGGCGTTATGTCAACCGCAGTTCAGTGCTGTAGCGGGATCTTGTCCACAGCCTGACCGATGGCGGCGCGCAGTGCCTGGTTCCAGTCACTGATGTGCTTCTGGCAGCCTGCGACAGCTGAGGCCCAGTTCGTGCCGCGCACGGCTTCGTGGTGGCCACCATCTAGCAGTGCCTGCACTACCTGCGTCACGCACTGCTTCGCGAGCTCTAGCGTGTCGTCGACGGGCACGGCACTGCGCCAGCTGGCGGCCTTGGACAAACCATTGTCGAAAACGAACAGAATCCCGCCGGTTTCGGGGTCATTACCATCTAATCTGTGAAGATTGGCCACGGTTTATTGCTGAAAGTAGTGATAAACCGAGACTATATTGCAGTAGGTTATAAAACACAAGCGAAAAATTGCTTGAAATGCCTCACACAGATTGTCGCTGCGGGGGCATTTTGGCGACAATCTGGCCGACCGTGCAAAAATTTTCGCTCTCACGGGGTCCGATCTTCAAAA